AGATCTTCTTTTGTGAATTAGTCCAAGCCTTGAACTTCGGACAATAGTAGAAGTAATCTAGATCTTTGATGCCTCGGTCTTCAAGATATTTTCTAGCTGGGTGAGAAATATTTAGGTCTGAAATTTTTTCAAGGTCGATTGATTTTTCACGTTTGCTAAAAAACTTTGGTTCCTGAAAATTGAAAGTAGGGTTTGGAACTGTAGTTCCTTTACCAGTCTTACCATCCTTGAATTTCTCCATCACGTATTGATCGTAAAGAAAAGTATCTTGATCTTTTAGGAAGTTAGATAAGGTACGACCTACCCCACAGTTGTGACATTTATATACAAAATCATTTTTGATTTTGAAAATATATCCTCTCGCCTTATTGCGTCTCTTTTGACTATCTCCACAGTAAGGGCACCTAAAATTATACAGGTCTGCCTTCTTGCGAGTAAAGAGAACTAGACGAGAGGATACTAGTTGAATATATTTTACATCAATAAAAGAACTCACTTAACACGTTCAACACTACCACCCATAGTAGCACCGCCGTTTCCAGTTGTCAAGATATTACCAAAGAATGTAGCTGAACCAATAACAACAGTAGCAGCAGTAGCGATGCCAATAGTTATCCAACGAAACTTTGAAAGTTCGTCAATTCTTTTTTCAAGTTTGTCTAGTTTGGTATTAATTCCTTTAATTAATTCTATGATTGCAGCATCTGCTTTATCAGATTGTTCTAATCTGTTTTCGTGACGCTCTAGTATAAGAGCAACACTCTGGTTACTCTCACTTATTTTGTCTACTGCTCTCTCAAGTTTGTCAAGCATCTCCTTGGAGAGATCTTCATATATTTGAAACTTGGTCTCTAGAACATTTACGCTGTTACCAAATCCAAACATCGTTACTCCTATCAGACGTTACGAACTGCAAAATTAAGTGCTGCTTGATAAGAAGCTGCGTTTTTGTTTAGCATGTATTGGAACTGTTGCTTATGCTCGTCATCAAGTTGAGCATAGCAAGCAGCAATACGCTTTGCCGAGAAGTTATCAAGGTTCTGTGAACTACCGTCGCTAAACTGAATTTTAGCAAATGAACCTTCGCCACTTGGGTTCAATTCAGAAGTTGCTACATCGAGAGCAACTTGGATTACATCAGCATTTTCCATCATCATATTTCCTGTTGGTTCAAATGAATTTTTTTGTAATTGTACTTTTTTCTGTTGCTCGGATGCTTTCTTTTTGAAGTCAGATAGACGAGCTTTCATAAGAGTGTCCATCTCTTTGGTCTTGCTCATCAATTTCTCCTTAGCTTCTTTACGCTTATTCTGGAGATCTTTCTGACGACCGAGTTTTTTTTGTTGAGAGATTTGCTTTTGTGCCCTTTCAGTATCAGACACAATCGCCTCATCAATTTGTAATTCTACTTGTTCTTTCATTTTCCTGCGTTGGATACGGTTGAATAGGGCGCGGGCACCAGAAGTGCGACCGTCTACTTTATCTTTGTTTGCCTTCTTGTATTTACGATTTTGTCTGGGATTGACTAAAACAAAGGCAGGTGGTAACTGGAGACTTGATCCATCACCAGCAACCATTTCATTCATATTAGGTTCAAGCTCTTTAGACATTCCTGGTCAACATCCTCGTTTAGTGAAGGTGGTAATCTATTTAGAAACAACATGAATGCTCTAATTTGAGACCAGTAAGTTGCTTCTGTTTTATAAAAGAGCAGCGGTGTTGCTGCATCATCAAATACATTATACAATACAATCACATGATTTAGAATAAGATGGGTTTTCAATTCACCCGTCATTTCATATCTTTTTAGCAGTCTTTTGATATACTTGAAGCGTTTTAGGTCTTCTTCAAAATCTGTATAAGTTACTGATGACGGGTTATTATAATTTTGAATGGCAAAGAATATCCAATTCTCATGGGTCAATTCACTGAAGTTCATACATTATCAGGTGCCGAATGTGAGGGTAACTTCGTTAGAGATTACTTCAGTAGCACCAGCAGTTGAATTCAGTTTGACACGATACTCATGACCATTGGCAGAAGCAGTCTGTCCAGCGAGAACAAGTGAAGCACTTGTAGCACCAGAGACGTTTGTAAATCTACCACCAGTAGTTGTTCTACGCTGCCACTGGAAGGTGACAGATCCAACAGTAGCTGCAGCAACCACGGTGAATGTAGCACCGCCAGAAGCAGTTGTCTGGTTTGTTGGTTGTGTAGTAATGGTGATTGTGGATGTTACGTCTGCTGCGATGGTGTCATCAGCTTGAGTTTCATTAGCGTTGGTATCAGCGTTACAGAGAGTAACTAGCTTTTCTACCTTGTGACGTGTCTTGCCATCGCAATCAGTATATGTAAAATATGACCACCAACCAGGACCGTCAATCCCTCGCTTTTTGTTTACAGCTAATTGTGTTTCTGTTTCGTCAACAAACACAATTGTTTTAGCTTGTGATGATGCTGCAACGCCACGTCCTGCTTTGGTAACGTTGGCATTACTATCTGTTCTTCCGTATAGAGACATGGGTTTCCAGCAAATAACTATTTCCTAATTTTTATTTATAAAAAAAGGGAGACCTCATTTAGAGTCTCCCTTGCGTAATACAATTTGTAAGAATTTAGTTATTAGATCTAACAACCCATTTTCCTCAAATCTCTTGGTCTTTGCCAACCACTCTGAAGCAGTCAACAAAAGACCAAAGACAATTGTTACACCCCAGTTAGTTACAAAGCAGGTAATCATGCTTCTGGCTTAAAGAGTTTTTCTTTAACTAATTCAAAAACTACATCATCAATACTATTATCAGTAGACTTTACATACTTTTCAAGAAGAGAAATAACAAGGTTCTTTACTGCTGGATGTGTAGCAATCTGAAGAAGGATTGGTTTTACTACTGCTACTACTGCGCCCATGGTTATACTCCAAACGGAACGAAGCTATTTATTCTTTTAAATGTTTGGATGAGGTGCGTATAAAGGACCTTTGTAGTTCCCAGCAAAACCTTCGTTGGTTGCTTTCGTTACCATGCCCTTCACACCATCCTTGACGGTTGGCATTACTTCTACAGTTGCTTTCTTTTCACCTTTACGTTCCTTATCTTTACAGGAACGTTCCTTATCTTTACAGGAACACTCTTTACAAAACTGTTTATAGGATTTCACTTTTTGCCCTTCATCGCAAGGATCTTACCAATCTTCTTACGACGAGCATGGAGATAACTATCTGACTTATCCTTATCACCATCGTTATCGATGTCTCCATCTTCTTTACCAACTGGATCCATCTTCTCGCCAATCACTTTGAACTTGACGTTATCCATTTCTCCAAGCTTCTCAAGTCTCTCTGAAATTTCGGACCAGAGTTGATTAGCAGTATCTACATCATATTCTTCTTTCTTGGCAGTCTTTGCTGCTTTCTTGAAAGCATCTTTTGCTGGATAATCTTCGTGTCCTGGTTTGGCAGGTGATTCTCCACGCTTGCGCTTGGCATGGATGTTAGCATACAAACCATTCTTTTCTTGTAGATCCTCTTCACCATCTGCTTCGTATCCAGCTTTCACACAATTATCAACTGTCTTACCACCTTTCTTCTTGGTGCCTGCTAGCTTGTAACCTTTCCAGCAAGCCTTACCATCAAGACCCTTTGCTTTCTCGATGACATAAGTTACGCCATCAATCTCATACTCTTCTCTTTCTAGAACCTCATACTCTTCTTTGGTTGCTAGTTGTGCCTTGTCGCTTTCTTTGCTTGCGTACTTCTTCTTAGTTGTAGTCTTTTCAATTTCAGCACCATGTGATTGGGGACTCATACCCATAAATGCTTCCTGAAGGTTTAGATCTACAGGTTGGGTATTCTGGAAGCAATCGCCTCCCATCCACTTACCATACGCTTCCATCAATCCCGATGAGAAGTCGTCACTATTTTGAACTGAATTAATTGGTTTCTGATACTTCATGGTTATAGAAAGAGATTCTCCTTTGGTTATTTATAGATCTTATATTCTTGATCCAATCTCTAAACATATTTCCATCCTCGGTAATAATGATTGCATAGTTACCACCCACACGATGAATAGTTCCCCTCTCACCATTACGTGATGACATAACAAAGTCGCCCTCCTTGAACACCTCTTGTTGGCGTTGTTGTTGGCGTAGTGCTTCTTCTCGTAGTTTTTTAAAATCTTTCATTTGAAATTTTTTGGCAACCTTGTTCTAATTTCATCCATAAGTTTTTTGCAATCTGCATCTTTTAACGCTGTAGGAATACCTTGTCGGAAAGTTTTAAAGTCGGCGGCAAATGCAGCTCGTCTCATTTTAGTTCCAGAGATTGCAAAAGTATCTCCATCTGCATCACGGTCTCCAGATGAAATAATATCTACTTCATTGAATACAAAGTCTTTACCATTATAATTTTTAATCCACTGCATTGCTTGTACTCTATCAGACCCCACAACAAAATATGCATTATCATATCCCAATGATTGAATCTCTTGCAAAATAGAAACAGGATCTTTTGCAGTGGCACTACTGAATATTTTACCTTTATGAATTGGTAAGGACTTCTCCATATATTTTAATTTAATATCTGGCGGCAAAGGATTATTTCCTTTTGCATCCACAGATTGACTAATGTAAATACGATAATCATTACTGCCAGCAATCCTCTTCAGGTTTGCGAAGTTATCTGCATGACCAGTAGTGCAGGGTTGGAATCTACCGAATGTAAAGTAGCAACTTTTGTATTCTATGAGACTCATTTTTTCCAGTTTTTTTCTATAGTAAAATTATTTTTACTGAACTCAATTCGATTAACTAACTTCACCATATCCCCATCTTGGTGGAGAACATAACCTTCTGGAGTAGTAACTTTGTATCCTCCATCCATCTCAACAAAAGTTCTGAACTGTTCTAGTCCATCTAACTTTTGAATAATGAATAGTTTTGCTTCCTGAATAGTTTTGTACAAAGCAACAAATGCTTTAAATTGTCGTTCATGATCTTCTAAGTATTTAATACCATTATAAAGAAAATCTCTTTTCTTTATTTGAGCAGCAGCAGTTTTAACTGAGCTTATTTCTTTATCCATCTTTTCTTTATAGAACATGGCAAATGATTTCAAAGTGTCTTGCACATTTGTAATCGTTCTCGCTTCTCTGATTTCTGCATTGAAAAATGGTTTTAGATATGATCCAACAAAAAACTTTGCATCCCCAGTTGTTCCAGAATTTTCTACAAGATAGTTATGGAAGTCTGAAGAAGTATCACACATTCTTTTTATCTTATCAATATATCGATTGAATGTTTGTTCTTCTGATATAGTAAATGATACCTTTTGAACTTCAGTGTCATTAGAGATAACTGCTACATCTGCCACAACATTAAAATTTGATATTTCAACTTTAGGTCTGGCAGACATATCTGCAAGATCTGGACCACCAGCATAGTGAGTATGAAACACAACTCCTATTTTTGCTTTGTCAACTATCTGTCCTATGGGATGATCTTTCGGTATACCATAAGTAATAGTATTTGGTCTGAATATTATAAGTTCTTCGCCGTTCACCCGTTGAGATTTTTTATCGTTAGTGAATAAAAGATCTCCTTGGATAACTCCAGTAATACCCAGTTTAGAAAAATATTTTAAACAATCTTTGAGTTTTTTATTTAAATCACCGTCATACATTGAGTCAACATTATCTTCCGTATAACAAATCTTTGGATCTTTTTTGTTGAAGACTGATTTAGTTCCAACAAAAAAAGTTCCTGTCATAGGATCTTTGCCACAAACTACCGAGGGAGCGCCATCCCATTTAGTTTGCAAAAAACCACTAGAAGATTTCTTCCCGATCATATCTTTTAACTCGGTAAGAAAATTTACTACAGCAGCACATCCTTCCGAACCATAGTTCAGAACTTCGTCCTCCAAATGTTCTAAGTGTTTTAGTTTTACTACATTTGCCATTATTCAAGTTTATAGTTTAGTGTTCCACTACCTGCTTCAAGAGAAGTTTCCGAATCCACTGCCGATTTATCACCTTTAAATGTTATATTCACATGTGTTGATTTTAAAACTTTAAAGTATATTTCCCCAGTATTTATGAACTTCCTATCATCCATATGCAACTGAAAGAAAGATTTTCCTGCCAGAATACTCCTCAATCTCATTCCAAAGGCAGGAGTATTTTTCACATCCATATTTAATCTGTCTGCTAACATTCTAGAAAACACAGATGTTATAGACCTTATGCTGACATTTTTTGTCCTGAAAGTTGACAACTGTTTATATCCAGGTTGAGATTTCAGTTCATTTACTTTATCAACTATGTCTCGGTACAGACTTGCAGAATCTGGAGATAATGTTCCTCTTTTCAGTTCCAAGAAAAAAGTTTCAGGGTCAACTACATTATTTTTCATTATTTCTTTAACGCCACAATGATAGAGAGTCTCTCTACCTTTACGCTGATAACCACTTACTGACTCACAAGACCTTATTAGTTGTTTTATAGCAGAATCTTTTGGCATCCCACTAATACCTGATTCTGTTTTATTAGCGATTACTAATGGCATGATGTTATTCCAGATTGAAGCTTCTGCTCCTTCACCAAACTTACTAGAAATACATGATATACTTGATATATTTGATCCAGATGAGTAAACTAAAGCTGAATCTATGCCACCAAAAGACTGATCATCGGGAACAACAAACTGACTCAATCCTTGGTGTATGATTCTTTCACTGAAAATATCAGCACCATATCTATTCTTTAAAGCAAAATACCCAGGAAGTAATTCACCTAAGTAAATACCCAATCGTTTTTTATCGTTCTCATGAATAGCAGGTATCCAGTTAAACTTGTTAGTAACTTGACTTCCAGTAACATCCATGTTCTCCATAAAAAAATCAAGAACCTGCTCAAGAACATGATCTGGAGTTGAAGCAGAAGATTCCAGTCCAGATAAAACTGATTTCGCTATTTCGTCTGCATCATTAAATACCCGACAATCAACATTTGCTTGTCCATTCAAATAGGGTAATGTTTGCAATCTAGTTCCTTCCGCCAAAGCAGAAGCAGTAGTACTCCAACTTTTCCAAGATCCTTCTCTTGGTTTGTTGATACTATCTACATGAAAATATCCACTCTTAGCACCCCTGTCATATTTGATTGGCAATCTTGGATTATATTCATCTCCACCATGAACTGTAATGAGAGTGCCATCGTCCAATCTTTCGGACGTTTTAGTTTCTGGACCAGGAGAGTAAACATAGTTTTTGTCTCTGGTGGTTTTGGTATTTGCTTTTACGGTGGTTTCGATAGTTTTATTTTTATAATACTTTTCCCAAGCTTGTTTACCGCTTCGTGCTGGCATAAAAAACCTCCCTATAGGAGGTATTTATTATTAAAGGTCGTCGTCTGCTCGGTTCTCGCTATAGTAGATATCAAACTGTCCACCAGGATATCGTTTTTCAAGTTTATTCACATTACGTGCCAGCACTTCATCAAAAGGAATTTCAAGTGCCAGACAAGCTTGGGCGACATACCACATCAGATCACCAAGTTCAATAATCATATGCTCTCGGTTATCTTCGTTGAAGGGTTTGCCTTGGAAAATCATTTTCTTGATGATCTCAAGAAACTCACCACCCTCAGCATTAATACCGA